ACGTCGAAGTGGACGCTGGCCGAGCAGCGCCGCATCGGCAAGGCTCTGAAGTCGCTCGGGTGGGTGCGCAAGCGCGAGTCGACCGGGTCGCGTGGCTGGTACTACGTGAAAGAAGAGCAAGAGCCGGCAGCGGAGCGCGAACTGGTCGCAGCGGGTGATGACGACAGCCCGCTGTAATCGCGCGGCGCGCCGTGCCTGCACGGTAGGCGCGCCACGCCCCCGCCTTGGCGCGCTGCGGACGTCCCATGTCCCAATGTCCCAAGGCGCGGCCTCGGGTGCGCGTGCAGGGGCGCGACATGCGCGACGTGAGCGGCGCATGTCGCATGTCGCAGGCGCGCACCCCTGCAAGCCTTTTCCCTTGGGACATTGGGACAGTGGGACGAATAGGAGAGAGTGATGATTGATTTGAAAGAGCGGGTGGGCATTGCTATGAGCGTTCGCGGTCAGTTCACTGACCCGATTGCCGATCCCAAAGTTACTTTGGGCGCGCTCGCCTTTGCGAACGAACTCGGGAGCTTGCTGGCCCGAATCAAGGCTGGGCCGCTGCCGACGACCTCGATGGTTCGACGTGCAACGTTGCTGTTGGCGCAGATGATCCGGACGTCCGGCCGATTCAAACGTGCGCGGTTCACGGGTCTGTCACGTGACGAGCGTCGCGACCAACGCGGGGGACATGCGGTTGAGCGATCGAAGGTCGACATCGTCGAGCGGTTCGCGCTGCGATTGCTGGACGAGTGGGTGAACGATCAGTGCGTCGAGTGCGAGGGGCGTGGTGTCGTGCGTCGCGCGCGTGCCGTCACGACATCAACGCACGCGTGTGATGTATGCGGGGGCAGCGGGAAGGTGTGTGTATCGGAGGAGCGTATCCCGTTCTTCGAAGGGCGTAACGGGCCGCTGGTCTTTCGGGAATACGAACCATGCGACGACTGCGGCGGGATGGGGCGGATCGCTGCGTCGCCGGCTTCGGATGCGAAGGGTCGGCACATCTGCCCGGACTGTTCCGGTTCCGGCAAGCGGCAGATCGACGCCGCTGGCCGGGCGCACGCACTCGGTGTATCACTCGACGAGTATCGGAAGAACTGGTCGTGGCGCTTCCACGACATGCTCGCGCTGCTGGATACGGTCGATGGATCGGTGTACGACACATTGCGTCGACAATTGCGAGGATGAAACGTATTCCATTTCAAGAGCGGATCGCGTAAACTTTGCACATCCTTTACCGCGTCACTGGATAAATGAGCGACCGCATACTCGTGTCGCAACCTTCGCCCGACAGGCGTACTGAATCGCGGGAGCGCCGCGACCAACAACGATAACTGTCTGTCGGGATCTGTTGGGAGGGCGTTCGCCCTTACGAAATGAATATCGAAGCCCTGAGTGCGAAAGCCCTCAGGGCTTTTTGCATTGGAGCGCGAAATGCGAACAAGCTCTGTAGATGGCTCGGCGGTCGCAATTGTTGGCGAGCAGATCGCGGCGGCCGTCGACGAGGCGGCTCGGAATGACCCGCATTCGTGCGGCTTTGCGGAAGGGGAAGAGGTAGACGCGCTTAGGGCGCTGTCGGCGGCACTGAGCGCGTCGGAAGATTTCAACAGGACGGTGTCAGCCGTCTTGGCCGCCCCTCATTTGGGCGTGAAAGTCGTCGCCATCGCAATCGTCGATTGCACTTCATCGATATAGGTTTCCCGCCATTCGCGCCAGACCGGAAGGTTCTCTGCGGAATTCGTCATCGCTTTTGCGATGCCGGCAAGGAATTCGTGTGCGTCGGGTCGCTGCGCTGCGACTGCTGATAGCAGTGTGGCGGTGAGACTCCGGTGGGCGACTAGGCGGCATTGCAGTTCGTCTAGCTTTTGCTTCGTATTCTCGTCGGTCATAGCTTGCTGGTGTTGGTTGGCCCGCCGGCATTGTCGCATGACGCGCCAAACTGGCCGTCGGGCTAAGGCCGGGCAGGGCCGCAGCTCGATTTTGGTGCGATCTCTCGGGTCTGCCTACTTTTTGAGCAGGCGGGGACCCTCTGGGCATCGCCATACGCGGGGGCTCGCACCCGCGTTTTTTCTCTACTGGCGAGTCTCCATAGGGGGTCATATTCATGCCGACTCAGCAGCAGATCGCTGACCATCTCGACCTTGACCAGTCGGCCGTTTCGCGGTTCGTCGACAAGGTCCAGCTCGATTACCGCGTGGCGTCGATCGACGAGATCCGCGTCGCGTACATCCGGCATTTGCGCGAGATCGCAGCCGGCCGGTCCAGCGGTACGGGCATCGATCTCGTCGCCGAACGGGCGAAGACCGAGCGCGTCGATCGCGAGATCAAGCTGCTGACGCTGGCAGAGAAGAAGGGGCAGCTCGTCAATGCGGCGCAGCTCGAACAGGCCTACGGCCTGATGGTCGGCGCATTTCAAACGGAGCTGCTGTCGCTGTCCGACAAGCTGGTGCAGGAGCTGCGCACGCTATACGGCGTCGAGGTGGACGTCGAATGGTTGAACGAGCACATATATGGATGCCTTGAGCAGCTTTCTGAATACGACCCAGACTGTCCACGCGGTGATTCGCCGGATCGCGAAGATGCTGCGTCCGCCGGAGCGGATTGGGACGACGGATTGGGCACGCAAACATCGTAGGTTGAGCGCGAAGGGATCGGCCAGTCCCGGCCGGTATAACCCGAACATCACGCCGTGGGTGTTCGGCATGCACGAAGCGCTGGACGATCCGACCGTGCAGAAGGTCGTGTGCATGAAGTCGGCGCAGGTCGCGTGGACCGACGGCGTGCTGCTGAACTACATCGGCAAGCGGATCGACGTTGACCCGTGCCCGATGATCGTCATGTTCCCGAAGGAGAAGACGGCGAAGAAGTTCAACCTGGAGAAATTCGAGCCGATGGTCGAGGTGACGCCTCGCCTGTCGGCGAGATTGCCGGTTCATGCGGCCCGTGACAAAAACAACCTGTGGGATCACAAGACGTTCGCGCGCGGCTTCCTGAAGTTCATCACGTCGAACGCGCCGGACGAAGTGAAGTCGACGCCGGCCCCGGTCGTTGCAGTCGAGGAGCCGGACGACGCGAACACGAACGTGCGCGAGCAGGGCGATTCGATCACACTGCTGGAGGAACGGAACAAGAGCTATTCGGCCCGGCGACGCAAGATGATCTTGGGCGGCACGCCGACTATCGATGGCCTATCGCGCATCCAGCAGGCTTACGCGGCATCGGATCAGCGTGTGTATCTGGTGCCGTGCCCTGATTGCGACGAGGAGCATGAGCTGGCGTGGGAAAACGTCACGTGGAGCGAGGGCGCCGAAGTCGTACATGAGGTCTACGGCCGCGCACAACCGGAGACGGCCCGTTACACCTGCCCGCATTGCGGTTCGTTGTGGGACGACGCGACGCGTATTCGCGCTGTCCGACGCGGGCGATGGGTTGCGACGGCACCGTTTCACGGCGTTGCTGGCTTCCGCATCAACGAGCTGGTGTCGCCGTTTCCCGGCTCGAACATGGCCGAGCTGGTCAAAAAGTGGCTGACGGCCGACAAGGCGCTGCGCGAGGGCGACGATACGAAGATGCGTTCGTTCGTGAACAACTCGCAGGGCCGGGCGTACAAGTACAAGACCGATCTGCCCGAGCTGGACGTGCTCGCGCAACGTGCGCTGCCATATGCAGAGCTGACGGTGCCGCTCGGAGGTCTGGTGTTGACGCTCGGCGTCGACGTGCAGCACGACCGGCTCGCGATCGTCCTGCGTGCATGGGGACGCGGCGAGGAAAGCTGGCTCGTCGCGTGGGGCGAAATCTACGGCAACGTGACGGAGCAGCAGCAAGACCCGATGACAGGCGGGGTATGGGGCGCGTTGACGATGCTGCTGTCGCACGCATACCGGCATGAGAACGGCTGGTTGCTGCGTGTACGTGCAACGTCGATCGACTCGTCGGACGGTGCAACTTCGGATGCGGTTTACAAGTATGTGCGTGCGGCGCAGCACGCGGGTTACAACGTCATGGCAGTCAAGGGCAGCAGCAACGTCGACGCGGAGATCTTCAGCGTGCCGAAGGCGTCGATCGACTCGACGCGCAACAACAGCAAGGCCGCGAAGTACGGGCTGCGACCGTACATGGTGGGGGTGAGCCGCGCGAAGGATTTGATCCTCGAAAACCGGCTGAAGCTCGAAGGCGACGGGCCGGGCCGCATGCACTGGTATAGCGGCGTGCGCGGCGACTACCTGTCGCAGCTCACGGCGGAGGTCAAGGTTCCGGGGCCGCGTGGCGGTAAGCGCGTGTGGAAGAAGATCAGTCCGCGCAACGAGGCGCTGGACTGCGAAGGGTACGCGCTGCACGCGGCCCGCAGCGTGAAGGTCCACCTGATGACCGAGGCGCATTGGCAGGTCGAGCAGCATCGTGCATCGCAGGTCACTCTGTTCGATGCGGTTCCGGTGCTGGAGGCGTTGCCGGCGGCACTGCCGGTCGAAGTGCCGCCGGATCCGCCGGACGAGCCCGAGATTATCGAGACGCCGCGGCCGTTGCCGCAGGTAGTAAAACCCACCGAAACCCCGCCCCCGAGCGGGGTTTCGCGCATTCAGGGGCGTCGTGTTGGTCGCTCGACGTACCTGAAGCGGCGCTAAACGAGGGAATGGCATGGCATACACAAAACAGGATCTGCAGAACATCCAGTCTGCAATCGCGAAGGGCGAGCTGGAAGTCCAGTATGCCGACCGGCGCGTGAAATATCGCTCGATCGGCGAGCTGCGCGAGGCACGCACCGAGATCATTCGCGACCTGAACGGCGCGGCCGGGCGTTCGTCGATCGTCCGGATCCGCCACGCCGGCAAGGGGGTGCGATGAAGCGCGGCTTTCCGTCACTCGCGCGGCGCGGATTCGTGGTGCCGACGCGACTGAAGGCGGCGGCGTATGAGTCGGCGAGCACGACGGGCGCACGGGCGAAGTCGTGGCGTGCGTCGAGCGCGGGACCGAACGCGGCGGCGGCGCAAAACCTGCCGCTGCTGCGCTCGCGCGCGCGCGACGCGATCCGCAACGATCCGTGGGCGAAAACGGCGATCGCACGGCTCGTATCGAACACGATCGGGAACGGCATCCAAGCTCACCCGCAGCATCCGAACGACGCGGTTCGCAAGATGCAAAAGCAACTTTGGGAGGATAGCTGCGAGGAGATCGACGCGGACGATGTGTTCGACATGGCGGGCGTGCAGACGCTTGCCGCACGGGCGTTCTTCAGTGACGGCGAGGTACTGGTGCGTCGCCAGTTCCGCAGTCCGAGCGAAGGTTTGGCGGTTCCCATGCAGATCCGGCTTCTCGAAGGCGATCTACTGCCTATGGAGAAGAACGAGGTCGTGCCGGGCGGTGGCGAGATCGTCAACGGCGTCGAGTTCAATGCGGACGGTCGACGTGTTGCGTATCACCTGCTGCAGCGTCACCCCGGCGAGTACGGGCGCGCATCGACGGGCAACCTGCAGACCGTGCGCGTGCCGGCTGACGAAATCGCGCACGTTTTCCTCGCGCTTCGGCCCGGCCAGGTGCGCGGCGTCCCGGAGCTGTCGACCGTGCTGCTTCGGCTCAAGTCGCTGGACAACTTCGACGACGCAGTGCTGTTCCGGCAGGAGGTCAGCAACCTCTTTGCCGGGTTTATCACGAAGCCGCCGAGCGAGCCGGGCTTACCGGGAGATCCCGTCACGGGCGGGGAAATGCAGTACGACGTCGACGGGTTCTCGCCGATCGTTTCGCTCGAACCTGGAAGCATGCAGGAACTGGCACCGGGCGAGGACGTCAAGTTCGCCGAGCCGCCGGGCGCGGGCACGGACTACGGGCCGTTCATGCGACAGCAACTGATGGCGGCTGCGGCTTCGGTCGGCATGCCGTACGAAGTCATGACGGGCGATCTGCGCGACGTGAGCGATCGCGTGCTGCGGGTGATCCTGAACGAGTTTCGGCGGTCGATCGAGCAGATCCAGTGGAACGTGTTCATTCACCAGTTTTGCCGGAAGGTATGGCGCTGGTGGGTCGATGCCTGCGCACTGTCGGGCGCGATGCCGATGGCGGACTACTACCGACGCCGTCGCGACTATCTGCGAGTGCGGTGGGTGCCGCAGGGCTGGCCGTATATCCACCCGGTGCAGGACGTCACGGCGAAGCGGATGGAGATCCGCTCCGGACTCGCGAGCCGGACAGGTGCCGTGCTGTCGCGCGGCGACGATCCGGAGCAGGTCGACAGCGAGAACGCGGCCGACCTTGCGCGCGAGCGCCGGCTCGGCATTCGGTATGACACGCTCGAACCGTTCGACGGTGTGGGCGATCTTTCAAATGGGGAGGGCGAATGAAAGGAAAGAAGCGCTGGTGGGACATCCGCGCGCAGGCGAACGGGGCCGGCGATCAGGTTGCCGAGATCCGGATCTACGGCGACATCGGCTTTTGGGGCACGGACGGGGAACTGTTCGCATCGACGCTCGATGAGGTCGCCGCGACGGCGACGTCGATCGTTGTTGCCGTCAATTCGATGGGGGGCGACGTGTTCGATGCGTTCACGATCTACAACGCGTTGCGCCGGCATGCCGGCAAGGTGACCGGCCGCGTCGACGGCGTTGCAGCGTCGGCTGCGTCGCTGATTCTGATGGCGTGCGACGAAATCGTGATGCCGTCGAATGCGATGCTGATGATTCACAACCCGCATACGGTCGCGGCCGGTGAGGCGACCGACCTTCGTAAGCTCGCAGACCTGCTCGACAGCACGTCGGACAACATGCTCGCGGCTTATGTGGAGCGTAGCGGCCGATCGCACGACGAGGTCCGGGCCATCATGGACGCAGAGACCTGGCTAACCGCAGCTCAGGCGCAGGAGCAAGGATTCTGCGACACGCTCGCCGAGCCGATCCGTATCGCCGCGTACGCGGGCGCGGCGCGACACGTCGCGCGTTTCTCGGCCGTGCCGGATCCGATCCGCGCGATGCTCACCGACGACGTCGAGCCGCCGCCCGTTCCCGCACCGCAGCCGCAGGCCGCACCGCAGGCTGGGCCGGATGTTGCGGCGCTGGCGTCGCACGTGTACGCGGCGTGCCGTGACGCGAAGATCGAGCACTGCGCGGAAGGCATTGTGCTGGCGACGGGGCTGCGTGACCGCGCGACTGTCGACGCTGCGATCCGAAGCGCACAGGACATTGCCGGCATCTGTCTGGCCGCGAGCCTGACCGAGCTGACGGCCGGCTTTGTCGCGGATGGTCTGACGCCCGATCAGGTTCGTGCGCGGCTGTTCGAGCGCGTAACGGCGTCGCAGAAGCCGATCAACCATCGCTCTGTCCCGGCCGCGCAGCAAGACGCGCCCGTGGTCGCGAATGCGCCGCGCGCGGCGTCCATCTACGCGGCTCGCAAGAGCGGCAAGTAACTTTGACGTAACCCGAGGAGGGAAAACTCATGTCGAACGTGAAGCAACAAGGTGTGTTGACGGCCGAATTTCTGGTGTCGGAGGGCGAAGGGCAGATCTCGCGCGATCGCATCGTCGTCAAAGCCGGAGCGGCGCTGCCGGCCGGGCAGGTTCTCGGCCTGACGAGTACCGGCGAGTACGCGCCGTACGACAACGCGGCAAACGACGGTTCCGAAGTCGCCGCCGGGGTGCTCTATGCGGCGCTGCCGGCGTCGGATGCGCCGCGTCCGGCAACCGGCATCGTGCGGCTCGCCGAGGTGGCCGGTGCGCTCTTGACGGGACTGGACGTTACCGGCCGCGGTGATCTCGCCGAGCGCCACGTGATCGTCCGCTGACCACAGTCGGCGCGATTCAAGGCCACGCAGTACGCGTGGCCTTTTTTGTATCCATTTCATGTTGGAGGTTGTATGGCGGACATCGCCCTGTTTCAAGACGACGCGTTCTCGCTGTCGTCCCTCAGTGCTGCGATCAACGAGCAGCCGTATGTGCCGGGCCGCATCGGTACGCTCGGCCTGTTCGAAGAGGACGGGATCACGACGACGACGGTGCAGATCGAGCGCGACGGCGACACGCTGTCGCTCGTCGCGGCAGGCCAGCGCGGTGCACCGGCCGCCGTTGTCGCGGGCAGCAAGCGCAGCATGATCCCGTTCAATACGGTGCACCTGCCGCAGCGCGCGGTGATCATGGCCGACGAAATCGCGAACCTGCGTGCCTTCGGTTCCGAAACGGAGCTGGAAGCGATGCAGACGGTCGTGAATCGCCGGCTCGCGAAGATGCGCCGACAGCTCGATGCGACGCACGAGTTCCACCGCATCGGCGCAATCAAGGGCGCGGTGCTCGATGCGGACGGAAAGACGGTTCTGATCGACCTGCTCAAATACTTCGGCATCGAGCAGACGGTGATTCCGTTCGAGCTGTCGACCGCGACGACCGAGATTCGCCAGAAGTGCGTCGAGGTGCAGGACGCGATCGAAGATGCGCTCGGCGCGATGACGTACACGGGCGTGCGCGTGCTGTGCGGGCGCGAGTTCTGGAACAAGCTGATCGTCGCGAAGTCGGTGAAGGAAACGTATCTCGCGTCGGTGATGGCCGCGCAGCTGCGCGGCGACGCGCGCGACGCGTTCGACTTCGGCGGCTGCACGTTCGAACGGTATCGCGGGCGCGTCGGTGACGTCGGGTATGTGGCGGACGACGAAGCGCACGCCGTACCGGAGGGCGTGGCCGAGCTGTTCATCACGCGCTTCGCGCCGGCCGACTACGTCGAGGCGGTCAACACGACCGGCCTGCCGTACTACGCGAAGCAAGAGCTGATGGACTTCGGCAAGGGCGTCGAGATCGAAGCGCAATCGAACCCGATCCATCTGTGCACGCGCCCGAAGGCGCTCATCAAGCTGAAGGCGTGACGTGGCGTTCCGGGATCTGATCTCGGACGTCGACGCAGCGGTGCTGCGCGACCTGGGAGACGCGGATATCACGATCGACGGCCGGTCAGTCGAAGGGATGTTCGCGTCGCCCTGGCTCGGGCCGGATCTCGGCGGCCAGCGCACACAGCTCGTCGCGCCGGTGTTCCACCTGCGCGACCGCGACGCTGCTGCAGTTCGGCAGGGCAGCATCCTGGTCGCGAACGGCGAGCGCTATCGCGTGCTTGAGGCACATCCGGACGGCACTGGCTGGACCGTCCTCATTCTCCAGTAGGCGATATGGACGATCTGAAGGTCGAAATCGACATCAAAGAGGCGACGGCCGTGTTGCAAGGCTTGTCGCCGTCTGCGATGCAGGCAGCGTGGCGACGGACGTTGCGCAAAACGGCGGGGTGGATCAAGAGCCAGACAGCGAAAGAGGTCGGGGCCGCGACGAAGATCCCGCAGAAGGTCATCCGTCGTCGCCTTTACTTCTTTCTTCGCTCGGCTGACACCGGCAAGGTGTGGCTCGGTCTGAACCCGATCGAAGCGCATCGGCTCGGCAACGCGACGAGGACGCGCAAGGGGATGCGAGTCGGTCGCCAGTCGTTCGAGGGTGCGTGGCGACAATCGAAGCGAAAGCCCGACGGACCGATCTACGAGCGTGTCGGCAAGGAGCGGATGCCTTACCGGATGGTGACGGTGGCGTGGCAACAATCGGGCGATCCTGCTTTTCGACGTGCAGCCAAGGCGTGCGAGGCTCGGCTGATGGTGATTCTCCGTCAGGAAGTGAACTACGAACTGCAGAAGGTGATGCGCCGTGATTGAGAACCTGAAAGCGCTACATGAAGCGATTGAGCGCGACATGCGCGTGAAGCTGCCGACGATCAAGCGCATCGAGGCATACCCGCGTCTCGGTCAGAAAATCGAAACGCCGTTGATCGCGATCGAATTGAACGAGTTCGAACCCGGTCACGACGATGGCACGGGCGACGTGGCGCTGATCGCGCGCATGCAGGCCCGTGTCGTGTTCGATCCGATCGACGAAGGGGCCGAGCTGTCCGTGCGCGAGGTTGCCGCACGTGTCGCGATGGTGGTGCACGGGAACACGTGGGAACTGCCGATCACGCCGGGCAAGGTCGTACAGGTAGCGGAGGATCCATTCCGGCCGCAGCTCGATACGTACTGCGTCTGGCTCGTCGAATGGACGCACGAATTCGGCATCGGCATGGAGCTGGACGAGATCCCGGACGGTCGTTCGGTCGTGTGGGGCGTTGATCCGGGCACCGGCCCCGGCAACGAAGGTCAGTACTGGGATCCGGCGGACGCGGGAGGCGGCGAACCATGAGCGACTACGAGCTGGGCGAGATCGATCGTCGCATGGCCTGCATGGTGCAGCACGGGACCGTCGAGAACGTTTCGTATCAGCCGCCACAGTGTCGCGTGCGAATCGGCGATTGGGTCAGCGACTGGATGCCGTGGAAGACCGCCGCAGCGGGCGTGGTTCGCTTTTGGCGTCCGCCGTCTGTTGGCGAGCAGGCGTCGATGTTCGCGCCGTCCGGTGATCTGGCCGGCGCGTACGCAGCTCCGGGGTATTACTCGGATCAGCATGGTGGTTCGGCGCGGTCCAATCCGAACGAGACCGCGTGGGACTACCCGGACGGGGCATCGGAAGTCTATGACCACGAGAAGCACGAGTACCGCGTCGACGTGCCGGCAGGCGGGCGCATCGTATTCCGCATCGGAAAAACGGAGCTGGAACTGCGCGCCGATGGCGTGACGTTGCGCACGCAGCAATTGCTTGGCGACGTTCCCGATTCGACATTCACGGGCAACACGACGACCGAGAAGCTGTTGACGTTCAACGGCGGGATGCAGGGCAAGGGCGGCGGTGACGGTGGCCCTGCCGTCCAGGTTGAGGGCGGAGCGCGTTACACGGACGACGTCGAGATCGGCGGTAAGTCGTTCCTCAAGCATTCGCACATGGAAGAGGGTGACGGTGCGCCCGTGTCGCCGCCGCTGTAACGCACACATTCGCAAAGTTGCTTTGCCCCGCTTTGGCGGGGTTTTGTTTTTGAGGGAATCACCATGGCAAAAGACACTCCGCAGGCCGTTACTCGGGCCGCTTCGTCCGTCGCGCGATTTCTCGATACGCGGTTCCGTAGTCGCGTGATCGTGTTCCCGAGCGGCGATGTCGTGCACGTTCTTTCGGGCGAAGCGATCGCACGAACGGAAGTACAGATCGAATACCTCGACGCGCATCCGGACTTCAAGCGGCTTGAGGAGCGCGGATGAGTCGGCCCGGTGCGCTCGTCGGCATGGACCGATGGACGGGTGCGCCGATCAGCGGCGTCGCGCACCTGAAGCAGAGTCTCGGCGACATCCTCAGCACGCGCAAGGGTACTCGGCGAGAGCTGCCTGACTACGGTTCGGACATCCCATTGATGGTCGATCTTCCGATCACGCGCGGATGGATATCAGCGGCTCAGGCCGAAGCCGCACGCGCGATCGGGCGATGGGAGCCGCGAATCAAGCTCGCTCAGGTCAAGGTGCTGTCGATCATCGACGGCAAACCAACGTTCGCGATTCGCGGTGAGTACGACGGTACGGCCGTCGAAATCGAGGTACCAACATGACGATCATCGATCTCGCTTCGCTGGACCCGCCTGATCTTGTCGAGGTGCTCGACTTCGAGGCGGCGTTCCAGATGAAGCTGGAGTATTTCAAATCGATCTATCCCGATTGGACGGCGGTGCTGAAGTCGGATCCTGTCGTCAAGCTGATTGAGCTTGCGGCATACGACGAAATTCGCGCCGCGTCGCGCGTGAACGACGCAGCCCGCGCCGTGATGCTGGCGTTCTCGACCGGAGCCGACCTGGAGCATCTGGCGGTGCTGCTGGATACGGAGCGAGCAGTGGTCGACCCCGGCGATCCGGACGCAAATCCGCCAATCGAGCGGCGCATGGAATCGGACGACCGGCTGAAGTTGCGCACGCAGATGTCGATGGAGCGTGCGACTGTCGCCGGGCCATTCGCGGCATACCGTGCGTTTGCGATGGATGCATCGGCCGACGTCCTCGATGTCGCCGTTGATCGCCCTGAAGCCGGCACCGTACGGCTCACGATCATGTCCGCACGCGGCGACGGTGTACCGGATCAGGCGCTGCTCGATCTGGTCCGCTCGAAGGTTTCGCCCGAGACAGTTCGCCCGCTAAACGACACGGTACTTGTCGAGCCGGCGATCAAGATCGAGTACGCAATCGACGGGGTGATCTACGTCGGCAGCGGCCCGGATCCGAACATTGTGCTCGACGCACGACGCAAGGCGCTTGACGGCGTGGTGGCGAAGTCACGACGGCTTCGTGCGGGTATGCCGCGAACTGCAATCGAGGGCGCCCTGCACGCGCCGGATAGCGGCGTCACGCGCATTGAGTTGAGTTCGCCGGCCGCTGACGTTCTGTGCGGCCCGCGCCAATTTTCGCTCTGCACGAGCATCAACCTGGAGGTGAAGGCTGATGACGCATGAGCCACTTCTACCATCCAACCAGACGCCGCTCGAGGCGGCACTTGCGCGAGTCATGCGGCCGAGCGTCGATCCCGAGATCTTGCGTACGTTGTGGGACGCGGATCGTTGTCCGACCGCATGGTTGCCTTGGCTCGCATGGGCGCTCGCGGTCGACGGTTGGGAACTGGCGGAGTCCGAAGACGCGCGGCGAGCGCTGGTGAAGGGATCGATGGCACTGCACCGGAAAAAGGGGACGCCGTGGGCGGTGCGGGAGGTGATTCGGCGGCTCGGCTTCGGCGAGGTAACCATTATCGAGGGGCGCAGCGGTCGACGACGTAACGGTTCGTTCGTTCGCAACGGTGATCAGCTGCACGGGAAGGCGAGCGCATGGGCCGAGTACATCGTGAAACTTGGTGTTCCGATTACCCGTGATCAAGCAGACAAGCTTTGGCAGGCGATCGAGCGCTACGCGCCCGCGCGCAGCAAGCTGGCGGCGCTCGACTATGCGGCAGTGCCGATCCGGCATAACGGCGTAGCACATCGAGACGGGCAATACACAAGAGGGAGTATCACTACATGACGAACCTGATTGAGATCGAGCGATGGGAGGATGGCATCTACCAGCTCGAAACGTCGGACGCCGTTGTTGGCGGTCCGGACGGAATCGACAATCTGCAGGCGAAGCAACTCGCGAATCGGACGCGGTACCTTAAAAGGGCGATCGAGGCGCGTCAAAGTGACTTTGACGCGCACGTTGCGGCAGTCGATCCGCATCCGCAGTATGCGACGCACGCAGACCTTGCAGAGAAGGTCGCTGCGCTTGTTGCGCAATCGCCCGAGGCGCTCGACACACTGAGCGAGCTTGCGAAGGCGCTCGGAAACGATCCGAATTTCGCGACAACCATCACGACCGAGCTGGCGACGAGGGCGCCAATCGATTCGCCGGTATTCACTGGCATGCCAAAGACGTCCACGCCTGCTCAGTTTGATAGCAGTGACAGGCTCGCGCCGACTGGATTTGTGCAGCGTGCGCTCGGCAATATGCAGATCGGCACACGGATTCAGTCGGCCGCAAATGCCATTCTCTCGGCATCTCACGCGGGCGGTTTTTATACGCTCGAAGTTGCGTCCACGACTTACACGCTCCCGTCGCTTGCGTCTGTAAAGCCCGGCGCGACGTTCGAATTTCTGGCGACGGTAAACGCCGCTACGGTCGCGACGGCAGGGGCCGACAAGATGATGACCGGTTCGCTTGTATCGTCGTCGACGTGCGTGCTGAACAACGGCGATACGGCGAAATATGTATCGGTCGGCACGTATTGGGTGCTTGTCGGCGGATCGGCCGCGTTGCGCCTGTCGCTGGGTGATTTCGGCTCGTCGCTGGGCAGCAGCGGTTATCAAAAGTCTCCGAATGGACAGATTGTCCAGTGGGGAAACACCACAACGGCGGGCGGAACTGGTGCGACGCTTGGGCCAGTCACTTCGAATTTTCCGATTGCCTTCCCTAATGGTTGCGTATTCGCTATTGGGGCTTTGGCGAACGGCGGAACGTCGGCCGGATGGGCTGGTATTTCCGCATGGGTATCGTCTTACGGACAGTCTCAGATTTCGGTGTCGGCTTGTCTCCCGTCCGGAGTTACATCTTCCGGTGTGACGGTCGGCTGGATCGCTTTCGGGCGCTAAGGAATAAATGATGGGTCAAAAATTCGCAGCCTTCGACGCCCAAGGCCATATCACGGCGTTCTATGACTCTGTCGACAGCCCGGCTCCGGCGGATGTGAAGGTAGTTGATATATCTGACGACGAGTGGCGTGCAGCCCTCGAAGCGTCGACACATGGAATGCGCGCGACGCTCGATGAAAGGAGGCGCGTCGTGTTTGTCGAGCCGCCCGCACCGACGCGATCCGAGGTCGCGACCGCGAAGCGCGCCGAGCGAGATGCGGCGCTGCATGCGACCGACTGGCTTGTCTCCCGACACCAAGATGAGCAATTGCTTGGCGATGGAACAACCCTCACGGCGGATCAATTTGCGGTGCTGTTGCGTTATCGACAGTCGCTGCGGGAAGCCAGCGATTTACCGGGCTGGCCGTATACGGAGTTGCCGTCCCCACCACTGTTCGCGACTGCCCAGCCCAAGGCGACGGCGTAACCGACTTTCGATTCATCCTTATCTGAGGCCGCTCAAATCGAGCGGCCTTTCTTATTTGTAGCTTCTCGGAGATCTGAATGGCTGCTACTTCTTTCTATCACGGCGTGACGACCGTG